GATTAGCATCGACTTCCGCTCCATTGATAGCATCGTTGGTGCCATCGAGCGGAGAGTGATCAGTCAGGCTGTCTTTAATTGCTGTGGCCATGAGTCTATATCCTTATATGTATCTTTAAGCTGCTAGAATGTATCTACGTCTGGCGTATTCTACATCGAGTCCAAGCAGACGCCACCATTGATCCGCGCCGAGAGTTTCAAATCGAAGACGGATGGAAGAACCACGACGAACATCACCTGGGCGAAACCACTGTCCGTTTGAGGTAGCGCCTCCCCAGACAGCAACACCCCAGAGTCCAGTACCCCAACCATCGGTAGAACCATAATTGGAAGGTTGATTGAGACTGCCTCTCGGTGAAGGCTGATTAGATCGACCTAGAGTGCTGTGTACTTGAATCGGATAAGTTCCGTCAGTTTGAACATCCAAGTAAACGCGACCGTAGACTTTCATTCGGTTGCGTTCGCCTTGTGTCAAATAAGCTGTAGTAACAAAACCTCGATATCCAGAACCATCTCGATCGTGTCCAGAATGCATTTGAAAAACTCGACCAGAAGTATCACCAATAAGCTGGATTGGTTCGTCAGACGATAGATACATGCATCCAGCGGTTTTGTTACGCATATCGTGCATTGTCCAGCGAGGTGTTTTACCGTGGGCCATGTTACCGATCAACCCTTCATCTGGATGAGCGTCGTTGAGAGTGTATTGATGGTAATACTCACCACGAGCAGGATTGTAAGTCGCCCAGGTTGTAGCAAGATTAGTCTTTGAGCGACGATCGAGAATCGGCTTAACGGCTTCAGCTGCGTTACGAACAAAGAACCCACCGGTAGCTTGAGTAGGCACAATTTCATGGGTGCCTTCATCAGAGCTGAAAAAAAGTGTACCAGCGCGAGTAGTACCGGTGGTTTCGGCGATAGTATAATGAGAAGGAGTTCCAATAACAGAGGTCAAATCACGAATTGAAGTTGAGGCAAGAGAAGTTCCCGGCAGCATACGCAAAATCTTGTGACGCTTGAAAATCAATAAATTACCAGCGAAATTGTAGAGTCCAGTAATATCACCGGTGCCACGATCGCATTGAAATGACCCGCCTGTTCCGGTCCAAGTTTCAGCGTCATCGGCAGCTGAGTAGTGCAGAGTATCACCTGCTGCCATCCATAGACGACCGGCAAACGCTGTGGGGAATTGACCAGCTGTCGGAGGATCGCCGCCTAACGCTGAAATAGTGCTGGTAGTGTATTTCTGAGGTGCATTGCCGGAATATGAATTCGTCAGAATCAACAGATTCGCTGCCGTAGTAGCTCCGTAGAACATAGTTCCCGACCAGCGTACGCCGTCTGTGGTAGAAAAAGTACTAGCTCCACCACCAGTAACCGCAGCCCAATCACCGGTAGTTCGTCGATAAACACCACCGTCTTCAGAGGTGGCAATCTGCTCTGTGCCTTGATCGTAGTCGAACAGGCCGCTGACAACGTCATTGACGGTGTTAGTGCCCAATCGTGTGAGTCCACCTAATTTCTCTGGATCTTCAGACGCTCGGTCGTAGACCATGTTGTAGGCGTCCCAGAGGGCATCTCTAGGGAACTCTGGATTGTTCGGCGATACCAGACGATAGATACCAGCGCCGAAGATTTCGTGAGGATCGTGACTGTAGGGCATGTTTATGCCTTGCGATGTCTTTTTTTAGGCTTTACCGGTACTAATGAAGGACGCTCGTTGAATGCACGTAGCTCTTCCCAGATCTGTCGTGGATGTACTGAGTGACAGTGATTGTTCTTTCGCGTTACTTGTGAACCTCCATCAATACGAGGACCAGAACCTACAGGTCGATGTCCATGATTGACTTCATCTTCACTTAATCTCATCGACTATCTTCTGTAGGCCGTATCGAATAAAATTCCACTACGGGCAGGATAGCGTCCACCGTAACGTCGACGGTTGGTTTCTATAGTGAAACCGGTACCGATTTTCTCTCTATTTTCACGACGCAGGATGTTGTCGAAGGCATTTCGGGCCATCTGTTCGTAGACAGCCGACTTATTGGTGTTCTCGTCCCAAAGATGCGCAGCTGCTACTGTTTTATGCTCGATGTAATCGTAGGCGCTGCTTGGAGCGTCGTTGCCGAACATAACCGTAGAGAAGGTAGAATTTTCAGTAAACTCAACGGAGTACCATAGTTCGATCAGGTAGGTATCGTTCGGATAAGGCCAGAGAACGAACTGTGGGTTGTTGGATGAGTCGACACCAATTTCGGCAATAACACGAGGCCGACCGCTGGTATCTCGATGTCGATCACCGCCGGCTAATGCCATCAGATCAGGAAAGGTTTTCTTGATCAATCGATCGTCGGGCAGCACACCGCCCATGGCACTTGCCCACGAAGCTGAGTCTCCGTAAGAAGCCTCGACCAGATCGCCGAAACCGGAGGTGCTTATTCCGTAGCTGTCTTGGAAGATTCGATAGCCGACAGCAGTGTTGGTATCGTCGAGATAGGCTGTTTCTAGTTCTAGTGTATCGGGAGAACCAGAAGTTGTGATTGAGCTGATTTGATATGATTTCTGCGTACCGGAAGCACGAAACCACATGGAGGTTGAAACCGATCCCCAATTATCGGCATTATCTCCATCTGAAGTAACCGAATTAACGGTAGCGTCACCGTTAATGACGTGAGCGTTTTCGGTAGTGATATCGGCGTTTGTTGAAATCGTTGTGCGCTGAAGACGCCAAGTATAATCGAGTCGATCGACAAGCTCTCGCGTAGCGTTGTTTGAGACTTCTATTAAACGCTGCTGGAGAATATTGCTTGAAGTGAACTCGGTGACTTCCGGTTCGCCGACTTCTTTGAGTGCAGCATTGATAATGACGCCGAGAGTTTTAGTAGCGACAGGCATCGAAGGATATCCTTAATCCGAACCCCACCAAATGATTAACAGCATCTCATCTGCTGATGCAGCCGAAGTTGTAGTTACAAGAACATCACCCGTAGCTCCAGAGGCAGAAGGCACAATCCCTGGTCGACCTCCGAAAGTGAAATCAACATCGATGATTGTGGTCGAACCAAGGATGGTCTGAACGAACTGTTCGTTGGAAGTAGCGTCGAATAAAAGTTGAGCATCGATTCCAGCGGTGCATTCCATGTAGACTCGATCGATGCGGATCGAGTTGGTGTTGCTTGAATCAGCATCGGCCGAAAGATCGATAACAGTGACGGCTGAATGATTAGACGTCGAATCCCAGAGGGTGTGATAGGTTGTTATCGCCTTCTTGCCGAGGGCGTAGGTGTATTTAGTATTAGCAGTGGCCATTAAGGACTAGCTCCTCGCATGCGGTTGGGCTATGTGTGTTGTGCTAAAGTGTAAAAGCCGCCTCACCTCTGTTTCGGTCAAGCGGCTTTTCACTTACAAGCCTCCAGAAACCGAGGCAATGATGATTAGGATTATCTCTTGGCGACCTTTTCTTTTAACTGGCTGCTGTAGTCGGGAAGATACGGCCTGTTTGGTCAACAGCATCAGCTTCATAATTCTCGAAGCACATACAGCTGCCAGGGTCTATCCCGTCTCCGAGAGTAAAACCCTCTCCAAGCAAGTTTCTTGAAATAATCCCTGTAGCCGCTGCCGTAAACTGAACAGCAATACCCTCGTAGAAGGTGTTGTTGTCAATCAGGCAAGCAGTATGAGCTACGCCAGAGTTGATAGCTCCAGTATCCCACTTGTTGGTATTATTGTCGCCCGTAAAATTGCAATTCCTAACAATTAACCGCTCTGCCCCCGCAGCTTCAACCTCGATAGCGGCATCTGGGCCGTTGGCGGTAACGTAGAACCGACAATTTTCGACAAGAAGATCATCACCAGCGTCAGGAACAGTGATAGTCTCCAGATCGTTGGCCCCACACTCGAAGACACAATTACGAACAGTCAGACCCGCAGCACCGGCATTGATACGAGAAACGATCGAGGCACCACTTGCCGGAAAAAGCATGTTTTCGATAACGACATTGGCTGCGGTAACATCGAGAGCATCAAAAGCTCCAGTTCCTGTAAGTGAAGAAGCTGGAATCGGAGATCCTGAATCGATGCCGGTGATCGTGATGTCGGTCTTGGAGATGGTTGTAACAGCGGTTGTCGCTACATTGCCTGGAAGAATACAGATCGTATCTCCTGCACCCGCACGGGCAAGGGTAATGCCTTGAGAGATCGTAGCGAGAGGCCTGTTAGGGTCCTGACCGTCGTTCGTATCACTCGCGGCAATACCTGTTCCTGATTTACCCTTGGAAGCGGTTGTGCCTCCACCGACGAAATAAACACGCCCACCGGGCTTGTCGGTGTTCATCCAGTATCCACCAGATGGGTTGGGAAGTAACATTGTTAGTCTCCTTTTTGTTCTTCTTTTACTTTTAAGTTATATCAGTTAGTAGCGTCGTCCTCTTAGTTGAGGATTTGCTCGACGTCTTGTTCTTATTGCTTGAGGATTTGCTCGTCTCTGAGTTCCTCGCCTCACAGCTCTTCCTGCTTGAGGATTTCGAGTCGCAGGTCTTGTTGGGCGCCGAGTCGCAAAACGTCTCATTGCCTGTCGATTCGGTGGAGATGGTATAGTAACTCTAGCAGCAGCTCTCGATCGAGCTGGAGCACGAGCCTGAGTTGCCCTTCCTCTTTGTGGATTCGCTCGACGAACTGCTCTTGGAGCTGCTGCTCTTGTTCTTCCAGTTGCTCTCAAAGGTGCGATTCGACGTCTTCCTGCCTGTGGATTCACACGTCGTCTAACCGGCATAACATTAAGCTCCTCTCAAACAGAAGAAACCCTTAGGATCGCCCCATCCAGAAGACTGTGCAAACGCGGCCTTGACCTTGTAATCTGAGGTGTCAAAGTCGTATTCGTAGTCAGTCCACAACTCTTCACGAGTATAGAGCGTCAACGAGTGATGCTGTTTGTCCGACAGCAAGAAGGTACGATCCGTATCCGTCAGATAATGCCAGACTACCGGGGTAAGACCCATGGTTGCCAGCGGGTTGACGGCATTGGTATTGTCTTCCGGCATGCGCGTAGAACGCAACAGCCGATCGGCGTTGAAGCCTTCTTCCTTCGGAACGACGAGATACTTAGGCTGGATCTTGAGACGTCGAGAACCACCTGTCCGCTGATCACTGAAATCGATCAACGCCTGTTCGAGAGATGTCTGCGAAAGATCGGCGGCACTGGTCAATTCATTTGAATAAGTTGTGCCGTCTTCTCGAACGTGTGCGGCAGACGAAAGCTCAACGCCGTCAGCGCCGGTATAGCTGCTGTTTTCAGCTCGATCGAAATGCTGGGCAAGCAGCGTTTCCTCCGTAGCATCACCCGACAGAGACAACTCGATTGCATTCTGCTCCATGAGACCGTAAAGCTCATCACGGTACATACGCCGAGTGACACGAAAACCGTTGGCGTAATCGAGGTGGGTGAAAGTCTGGAGGAAGCCTTCGTTGTTAGACAGATAAGTGATCTGTTCGCCTTCAGCTACCTGCTGCATCAGATTGATACCACCGGCAGTAAGAGAATGCTCTCGATACTGCGTCGACTCTTCCACATTGAAAAGCATTCGGCCAGTAGCCTCACGCTCATTCCATTTATGGAAGATGATGGTATTAATGCCGCGCAGGGTCGTAGCATTCGGCCACGCGGATGTTTGGGCAATAGATGCCATGGATTATTCTCCTTTGATTTGTCGGCTTATACGCCGCCGGCTACGGTGAGAAGGCCCTCACCAACATTGAGCTGGCAGACCCAGTCGCAATTGACGGCTGTGCTATCATTATCAGGACGATTGACATGATCCAGAAGGACAACGCCTCCAGTGGAGGTACCTCCATCAGATAACGCAATTTCGTGACCTGAGATCAGCGTTGTGGTACTTCCGCCTCCTGCGATGTGATTAGCTCCTTGAAAAAGTTCATCCTGAGCCGGAGTCGCAGAACCATCATCCTGAGCCATATAAAGCTGCTGCGTATTGTCTGAAACTATCAATGGATTGGCATCTGAAGTTGCTGTCGAAGCGGCAAGATAAGTCGTTGACGCACCCAAGATGACAATATCTCCAGCCGCAGCCGGAGCGCAGTTTCCATCAGCTTCAGCCGATACGAGATCGCCAATAAAGATAGCGGTACCGTTAGATGCATCGACGGAATATGAATTTTGCCTGAGAAGAGGGCCGAAAGCTACAAACCCGTAGGCTCGATCAGTGTTAGCCATGACGCGGTCTCCCTTAGTGTGTGCGCGTGGCGGTGGTTGACTATGATCTTACGATAGTGCTTGGATACTACTTGATTACGATTAATACATCATAGGCATAGCTATTAATATGATTTCATTCCGTGTCTATCGCTGACTGTAATGCCGAGGTTGGACGCTGGATCACCGCCTTCTCGTTCTCGACGACCTGAGAGTGATTGAGCGATGCGTCGAGCTTGCTCAGGTGCTAGATTACGATTCTTTACTAAGTAATCCTGAACGTCACCTTCGTAAGCATCACGCTTGACAGCCATCTCCTCAGCACGAGCGTTGAGTGATTCATTGAGGCGGGATTCTTTTTGCTGACGTCGGTTTTCGGCCAGTCGATGAGGCATCTTCACACAGACCATTTCGTTAGCCCGAAGGATGTTGTTTTCAGTCGATGGCTGGACAACACCACGCTCACCGTTGAGCTGGACGGTATCAGCACCCTGTGAAGTGAAGTGCTGAACACGATCTTCGCGTACCCAGCGAAAGACATCACCGTCGACATCGGCTTTAGCACGTATGGACTTAGGAATCGCAAGACGATCGTAGTGATCGAGATCTTGGACTTCGCTAAGTCCTGCTACGGATAGAAGTTCATCTTCAGCATCGGAAGGCACAGGCAGCAGAGAGGCTAGGCTGAGGACCTGCTTATCGAAGAGGTCGATAATGGTTTCACGATGGCGGTCTCGAACATGTCGAAGAAGAGAACGGCGAATCTGATTCTTCTTGGTGTACTTCCACGGTCCCCATTGACAGATACCACAGATCGAACCGTGATGGGCGATAGATTCATCGACTGCCCAATCAACGGCCTGAGCGAATTTAGAGCGAGTATCTTCAGGAACTGAGGCTTTGGCCTTAGGAGTCTTATCGACTGTTTGAACGTCGATTGACGCTTCGCCCTCAACCTTGGGTTCTGGTTTGTTTTCTTGCCGATTAGCCACGGTTTGCTGCCTCGTAGTGAGCTGTTGATGTGGTATCTGCTGCTTTGGCCTGATCTGTGTCTAGGGCACGAACGGACTTGAAGGGTGAGGTTTTCGGGTCAAGCTCTACCTGCTGAGCGTTAGAAGGCAGAGTGCCGTTTCCTCCTCCTGCTGGCTGTAGCGGGTTAGTCGGTCTTTTGCGCGTATGTGGTTTGATTTTCCCCTCCTTAATCAAGTCGTAGGTAACGGATTTAAGAAGCAGGGGCATCATCTTAGGATCGGCTGTCAGTGCTTTGTTGTTCGGATGGGCTAGTGCAGTGGAAAAAGCAGTTTGCACCAGCTCAGCTTCATCAGCGGCGATAACGTTGCGAGTGACCAGATCTTGAACTTCCTGGGTTGTAGCCAATCCGCTTCGCCATTGATCTCGAACAACGCCGGCTTCACTGGCTGCAATGCGTCGAACTTCGTCAGTTGTGAGCTGATTCTCTCCGTCGAGGCCGCGCTTTTTGAGCAGTAGATTGAGGTGTTTGTCGACTGCCTGTCGCGTATTTCGACCGACGTCATCGTCGGTGTAGATAGCGGCGATTTCCGAATCGACCTCAGAGGTGTCGTTAGCGTTAGCTGGAGATACGGCCTGGGCTTCTCCAGCCTTCTGGTTTTGCAGATTAGTCACCATTTGACGCCATTGAGCATCTCGATTCAACATCCATCCCTTGACCATCTCCTGCTGTGTTGAAGTCAGGTCGGTCGATACAGGAGTAGGGGTAGATGTATCTTCAGTATCTGTTGCAGCAACCTCCGCATCTGACGTCGATTCATCGGATGTGGAAACATCGGCAACAGCAGCTGTATCGATGGTTGCGGTATCGGTTCCGACATCCTCGTCGTATTCTGCCATTTGTCGGCTCCTTTTGTGGCTGCTTGCGCTAGTTTACCTGCTTGGCCGCTGACTTAGATGAAGTCTTCTTGCCGCCTTTGTGCTTGAGGGCCGGAGTTCCTCTCTGGCTGGAGGAATTGGCCTTTTTCGGATGCTTGCCAGAGGCATTGATCATTTTGCCCATATCCATGGGTCGAATCTCCTGAGTTGAAGGATTGTTGTACTGCTTGATACTGTTTAGTAGTACTTGATACTATAACCC